AAAGCAGAGAAATGATCTAATAGGCAAGCAACTTGATATCAGAAAGAAGCAAATGGAGCTAACAAATGTCGAACGGGAACAGAATGCCGACGGAGCAGGAATGGGCGGAGTGGCTGGATCACCCAGCGACCAAGTCCCTTCGGAAGTGGGCGAGCCAGCAGCGGCTGGAGCTACAGGAACTATGGGCTAGTGGCGTTTTCTCTGCCGCTTTTGAGATGGAAATGGCAGTGAAGAATGCAGGAGCTACGGGGGCTTGTAGTGTATTCAAAGATGTAATAGAACTTAACTACCACCAGATAGCAATAGGAGCAGCAGATGAAGAACAAGTCAGGACTTGAGCCGTTGGGAAGGGCAGTGCTTGTGGAACCCTACGAACCCGAGAAATCAGTGAAAAGCACCGTTATTGAGATACCGAAGTCAGCTCGAGCGCGCATGCTTATGGCGGAGCAACAAGCTATCGTTATTGCCATCGGGCCGGAGGCGTGGAAGGATGAAAGGGTGCCGCGAGCTAGCCCAGGAGACCACGTTATGATTGCTGCTTATGCAGGGCACATGACTAAGGGGCCCCTAGATGGGAAAGAGTACAGAGTGGTAAACGCGGCAGATGTATTTCTTCGTATAACTACCCAATAGCACCATTTGGGTTGACATGACCAGAGCAGAGGTATAATATGACAGACATGACAGACGGTACGGAAACGGTAGAAGCTCCCCCGCTGGAAGATCAAGCCCGCACTATGGGTTGGGTTCCCCAAGAGGAATTCAAGGGAGATACTGGAAAGTGGGTAGATGCTAAGACCTTTGTAGACAAAGGTGAGCATGTTCTGCCCATTGTAAAGGCTACAAACAAGCGCCTGCGGGACGACCTAACCAAGACCAGCACCCAGGTCAACGAGCTACAGGCTGCACTGCAGGCTAGCCAAGAAACTATCAAGGCCCTTGAAGACTACCACAATGAAGATGTTAAGCAAAAGGTAGAACGTGTTCGCAAAGAACTCCGAACCCAGATCATTGAAGCTAAGCGGGCAGGGGACGTTGAGGCAGAGGTTGATCTTACCGCAGAAATGGGTAAGCTTGACAAAGCTGACTTGGCCAGTGGTACAGAGGAGAAAAAGGGCAACGGGGCGGAGAAAAGACAGGCTCCTCCACCCGACTATACCAAAAACCCCGAGTTTATTTCCTGGCAAGAGAACAATGCTTGGTTCGGGACAGATAAGGCCCGAACAGCTATTGCCCAATCCATCGCTTTTGAAATGCGACAGACTGGCAACCGAGAGATTGGCCGGCCCTTCTTGGATAAGGTAGCTGAGGAGACCAACCGAGAGATTGCCAAGCTATCCGGTGGGCGCGCTGCTACCAGCAAGGTCGAAGGCTCAAAGGGTGGTGCTGGCGGTTCCAACGGCGGTAGCAGAACGAAGGGTTTTTCTGACCTGCCCGCAGATGCACAAGCTGCTTGCGATGGGTTTGCCTCTCGTCTTGTTGGCAAGGGTAAGCGCCACGAGACGCTGGACGCCTGGCGGAAGTCTTACGTAGAACAATACAATAGGGACGTATAACATGAGCGACTTGAATCCAGCTAACTCCTCCGCGAGGAAAGTAGACGACGCTACTCGCATTCCCATGAGCCTTCCTAGGCTTATGCTGGAGGTGCCAGGTATCGAAGGATATGTTCTCCACTGGTTTGCAGACCGCCCAGGGAGAGTCTCTCGGGCCCTCCAGGGTGGCTACGAGTTTGTCTCACCCGAGGAGGTACAACTCAACAACTTCGGCTTTGCCAACGATATGATGGCAGATGGCAATACCGATCTCGGTTCTCGAATAAGTGTTCATGGTGGTACCTCAGATACTGGCGGAGCAGAACGCCTGTACCTGATGAAGATCAGACAGGAGTGGTACGACAAAGATATGGCGTTGAGAGAGCAGGCTACCGATCGAGTGGTTTCAGCACTTCGAGCTGGAGATGTTGGGGCGGAGAAGGCCCCTGCCAACCGCTATGCTAAGAACACCGATAACCTTTTCACTCGAAATAAAAGGAGCCGATAGATGGCTAATGTAACAGGTATTTCGGGGCTCTCGCCGGTGGGGTATCTCAACGGAGCGCCTTGGAACGGTCAGGCTCGGACGTATTGCATTCCGAGTACTGACAACAACGCGTATGCTATTGGAGACCCAATGGCTTATGCGGGAAGTGCAGATGCAAATGGAGTTCCCACGGTAATTCTGGCAACGGCTGGTACTGGTAATACAGTACTCGGCCCCATCGTAGGGCCTGGTGGTATCAAGTATGGCGGCCCGCTGATGGATCCTGCAGATCTGGATAACATTCTGATCCCGGCGACGAAGACGAAAGCGTACTATGTCGCCATCGCCGACGATCCGAACATCATCTTCCAGATCGAGGAAGAAGCTACGGGAACTGCTCTTGCCGCAACGGAAGTCGGTCTGAACGCCAATCTGGTAGCTGGAACTAACAATGGCTACGTCTCAGGTTGGATGGTGGATCGTACCAGTACTGCGGTAACTGCAACCCTGCAGCTGCGTCTGCTTAGCTTGGCGCAGATTCAAAACAACGCCTTTGGCGACTACGCGAAGTGGTGGGTTCTTATTAACAACCACTCCTACCGCGTTGGCGCTGTCGGCATCTAAGGAGAATCTACCATGCCCGCAGGCGTCATCAACACTGGTTTACACCCCAAGCTGCTTTGGCCCGGAGTACACGATATCTGGGGACAGAGCTACGCAGAGCATCCGGTGGAGTATACCGACCTCTACGATGTTCTGGACTCGGATAAGGCCTATGAGCAGGACGTTCAAGTTACCCCATTTGGTCTGGCTCCGGTCAAGACTGAGGGAGCAGCTGGGACGTACGACTCAGAAGTGCAAGGCCCGGTCAGCACTTACACTCACATCGCATACTTCCTTGGTTACATCGTAACCTACGAAGAACTGCGTGACAATCAGTACAAACAGGTGAGTACCGACAGGGCGGCAGGCAATGCTTTCTCCATTAACCAAACAGTGGAAACGGTATCGGCGTTGATCTACAACAATGCCTTCAATACTACCTACTTCACTGTGGGAGATGGGCTGGCGTTGGGCAGTGCTGCTCACATCCGCACCACTGGGGGAACGTACAGCAACATCCTGAGCCCAGCGGCTGACCTGAGCGAAGCGGCGTTGGAAGATGCGTGTGTTCAGATCATGGGTTATCAGAACGACCGTGGTCTTAACATCAGCATCATGCCGCGCTCCCTGATTGTATCACGCCAAGAGTGGTTCAATGCTAATCGAATCATGAAGAGCGTGCTGCAGCCGAACACTGCCAACAACAACGTCAACGTGTTGAAGGCAACTAATGCGTTCCCCGAAGGCATTAAGCTGAATCACTACCTCACCAACAGTGGGCCGTGGTTCATCAGAACGAATGCCCCGAAGGGAATGAGATTCTTCTGGCGTGATCGTCCTATGTTCGACCAGGACAACGACTTCGACACGAAGAACGCCAAAGCTGGAACGTACATGAGGTTCTCGGTAGGTGCTACCGATCCTCGTGGATGGTTTGGTTCTAACGCGCCGTAATAGACATGATGTACCTCTCTAATCAACCAAATTGGTTGGTTAGGGAGGAGTCAGTAAGAGCGCGGTGGGACGCACTCCCATCAGGCCTATTCGGCGCAGATGTTGCCTCCTTTGGCCAAGGCGGTGTAGGTAGCTCCCCGAACTCTGCGCTAGGAGCATTGTTATGACTACGTTCGCAGATCAAGTACAACAGTTCGGCGGTTCTCCCGTTGGTGGCCTTCCCTACTCATGGCTCCTCGGGCCGCAAGGTCGAGTGATCTTTGTCTCCCCCTATCGGACTGCCAGCGCCAGTTCAGGTATTGGCCAAGATGGGAACCCCGGTACCTTCAACAAGCCCATGAAGACGGTAGCTGCCGCGTATGCTGAGACGGTAGCTGGACGTGGTGACATCATCTATATGATGGCCAACTCCAATGCTTCTGCAGATGTGACGGAGGACATTAGCTCTACCCTTACCTGGGCGAATGATGGTACTCACCTGATTGGCCTTACTACTCCCTCGATGGTCTCGCAGCGGGCACGCTTTAACCAGCTCTCTACTGCCACCGGCGTCTCTCCAATGGTGAACGTTACGGCGGATAACTGTACCTTTGCCAATCTGCAATTCTTCCAAGGTGTAGCAGATGCTACCTCCCTGATCAATGTACAGGTGACAGGGCAGCGCAACTACTTCGACAACGTACACTTTGCCGGCGTAGGCCATGCGACAATGAGTGCGGCGGGATGTGCTTCGCTGAACCTGGAAGGTGCCTCGGAGAATGTGTTCAAGCACTGCGTTATTGGGGTGGATACTGCCACGATGGATGCAGATGGGCGAAACATGACTTGTGATGGAGATGCCTCGAGGAACCTCTTTGAGGACTGCATCTTCCAGGCGTTCATCTCTGCAACAGGTGCTGGACACGTTGAGATCATCGACGGTACAGGCATTGATCGCTGGCTGATGTTCAGGAACTGTCAGTTCATCTCGGAGTCGGTCAACAAGACGGTTGACATGGCTGAGGTGTTCATCATCCCTGCAGGTATTGCTCAGGGCAAGATCATTCTGCATGACTCCTATGCCATGAATGATGGAGGTGCGCCGGTTTGGACTGCTGGCACCGAAGGGATTATCTGGGCTAACATGGTTGCCTCAGCTGCTTCTGCTGCTGGTGGCCTGATGACTAACCTCTAACAAGGGATAGGGCCGAAAGGCCCTTACCTTAGGAGCCTATATGCACCCGATTGAGTTGTCGTACACTCCAGCGGCCCTCGACCTGAATGGCTACGCCGATGATATAACTGGCGTAGGCCCATTCACGATGACCACTACTACCGCTGGAGATGATTTGGCCCATCTCACTACCATTGACACAGCGGCTAACCTGTCTGCTATTACCTTTACTCTCACTGGTACCGATGCAGATGGAAACGCTCAGACAGAGGCTCTGGTAGGGGGGAATGCTGTTACAGTCACTGGGGTTAAGTACTTCAAGACCCTGACAACTGTATCTGCATCGGCCACACTGGGAGCTAGTACTGCTGATGTGGGTTGGGGAGCAGTTGCTGTAAGTCCAACCTACCCACTGAACTGGCGACAGAATGACTTCCAGGTAAGCCTTGGTGTGGATATTTCGGGAACCATTAACTACACCATCCAGCACTGCTTGGAGAGCATTAGAGGCTCTGAGAAGCCCGCTGC